TGGCTGAATGGGAATTGATTGCAGCAACCAACAGGCCAATACCTTACGAAAGAATTAAAGGAGCATCGTGCACGGTTGGTGTCGATTTTACGAAAATCAATGACTGGGCCGCAGTAAATGTACATTTTAAAGATGGAGACTTAAGGTATGACATCAATCATGCCTGGATCTGCTTGGAATCGAAAGAACTTTGGAGACTTCGATGCCCATACAAAGAATGGGCTGAAAAAGGTGATGTAACTTTAGTGGATGCGCCGGAAATAAATCCGAGATTGATTACGGACTACATTGCCAAAATAAATAGCGAATATTGTGTTGAGTGCGTAGCGATAGATGACTTTCGATACGCACTTTTTTCGGATGCGCTGAGTGAAATAGGCTTTACGACAAAAGATGGAAATTTAAAAATGTATCGAAAATCAGACGAGATGAGAATCAGTCCGGTTATAAACAGATACTTTTTGAACCAGTCTTTGGTGTGGGGTGATACTCCGCATCTGCGTTGGGCTGCCAATAACACTAAATTGGTACCTACCAAAAAGTCCAAAATCGCAGCCGATGGTAATGCGGATTTTGGAAACTTTGTATATGGAAAAATTGAGCCGAAATCCAGAAAGACAGATCCTTTCATGGCTTTCGTGGCAAGTGTCATAGTCGAAGATCGAATTTACGATATCGAAGACGGAGGCTATGAAGACTTTGATGTTTTCGTCTTCTAGGAAGGAGGAGTACATGGGATGGTTTAAAAAAATCTTTAGCTTTTTGGATGAAAAGCAAGAAGTTGATGTGACGATTAGCAAGCAGGATGAACAGATGGCCGCAATTGCGGTTAAAAAATTAGCAACAGAAATTTGTATCAATCGAATTGCGATGGCCATTACAAAATGCGAATTTAGAACATACAAAAAACACAAAGAAGAAAAAGATGGCATCTATTACAGGTTAAACATCAAGCCAAATCCAAATGAAAACGCCACAGAATTTTGGCAAAAGTTTGTGCATAAACTTTATCATGACGGAAAAGTGCTGATGGTTAGGCTTGATAAAAATTTTTACATCGCTGACAGCTACAATTTGGATGATGAGAATACGACCTCACCTCAAGTTTTTAAAAATATCGTCATTGGAAAAATGAATGTTCGAAATGATTATATGATGGACAAAGTTTTTTATTTCCGTTTAAGAAATCACGATGTCCATAAATATCTGGACCAAACGCTGGCAATTCCAAGCAGCTTGATCAATAGCTCGGTAAAATCTTACCGCCAGTCGAATGGATCTAAATACGTCATTTCGAAAAAACGCCAGCGTGAAAATCAAAATGATAAAGACGAAAAGTACGCTAGCGCTATGAATACAAAGCTAAAGTCTTTCTTAGAGGCTGACACGTCTGCAATCACTATTTTCGAAGGAACCGAATTAAAGAAACTGGATTCTCCTGGAACTGTATCTGATACCAGGGATATCAAAGCTTTAATCAATGATGTCTTGGAAATCACAGCCAAGGCTTTTTTAATTCCAACTAATATAGCGACTGGAGAAGTAACGGATACAGGAAAAGCGGTCGATGACTTCCTAACCTTTTGCCTGGATGGAGTTGTACAGCTAATCGAAGATGAACTGAACTCTAAATTGTTTACGGAGTCCGAATATCTCAAAGGAACTCAAATCAAAATCGATACGCAAACTATTAAACATGTCGATGTATTAGATATGGCCACAGCGGTTGATAAATTAATTGCTTCTGGCGTTTTCAGTGTGAACGGCATCTTAAGAATTTTAGGTTACGAGCCAATACTTGCTGATTGGGCTGATGAACATTTCTTAACGAAAAATTACAGTCCTATGCAAGAAATCGCTGATCCAATCGATCCTCCTCCAAAGGAGGATGAAAACGGTGGAAAGGAGGAATAAAAAATGCCAAAACGAGTAAAAATGTCTTTTAATATGCGATTAAAAGACGAGCGGACCGCTGATCTAGACATTTTGGACGACATCGGAGAATGGACTGATTGGTGGACAGGTGAAAGTGGTGGAGTCGGTGTTGAAACAATTACTAATTTTTTAGCCGAACATAAAAATGTAGAAACAATCAATGTCCGAATCAACTCAAACGGTGGAGACGTTTTCGAAGGAATTGCGATTGCAAATCTGCTTCGCGGATCCGGAAAAACGATCAATGTCGAAATCATTGGAATCGCCGCTTCCATCGCTAGTGTAATCGCAACAGCCGGAGATCATGTGCGCATGTATCCGACAAGTCAGATGATGATCCATAATTGTTGGACTTACGCATCCGGAAACGCCAACGATTTTCGGAAAATTGCAGACCAGATGGACGCCATCATGGAATCAAGCCGAACAGCTTATCTTGATAAAGCTGATGGAAAACTATCTGCTGAAAAGTTGCAAGAAATGCTGGATGCGGAAACGTATTTGCCAGCGGAAAAATGTTTGGAATATGGATTGTGCGATGAAGTAATTGGAAAAGAGCCTGCTGATCCAGCTGATCCGAAGCCAAACGAGTATAAAGAGCCGCCAAAAGATCCTAATTTTATTGCACCAACAGCCAAGGTTAAACCTTGGTTTTTTTAATGGGAAAGGAGAAAGAAAAAATGGTCCCTTATAGCTTAGAGGAATTACAGAAAAAGCTGCGTGAAGCAGCTGAAGAAAAAGATACTGATGCTTTAGCTGAAGTTATCGCGCAGATTGCACAAACAGAAGCTAACGATGCAAGCCGAGAAGCTTTACAGAATCTGGATGCACAGATTATGGTTGCACGTGGAGTGCGTCAGCTGACGCAAGCAGAAACTGAGTTTTACCAGAAAATCATCGATGCTCAGCGAGGAGGAACGGTAAAACAGGAAATTAGCGATATCGACCTGGTTATGCCAGAAACCATTATCAATAACGTAATGGATGACATTGCTCAATCTCATGATCTGCTTAGTCACCTGGATATCCAGCATGTTAATGCACGTGTCAAAGTGTTGTTTACAACTCCGGACAGCAACATTGCTACATGGGGTAAAATCACCGACAAAATTACGCAGGAAATTACATACGGATTTGAAGAACTGGATGCAACTCAGTTAAAGCTGACTGCGTACATCCCTGTACCACAGGCATACTTGGATTTAGGCCCAAGCTACATCGATACTTTAACTCGCACTTATTTGTACGAAGCAATTGCAAACGGTATTGAAAAAGCTGTCCTCACTAACTTAGACGACTCCACAGGTCCGATCGCAATGACCGCTGACATTGACAAAGGATCTGTAGCTAGCGGAGTAACAACTTATACCGAAAAAACTGCTGTTAAAGTTACTAACTGGACTCCAAAAGGGTTGGCTGCCATTTTGACAAAGATGGCCAAAACGCGAAAAGGAAATCCACGTGCTTTACGCGGCATCTTTGCGGTAGTCACTCCAGAGGATTATCTGAATATTATTAAACCTGCGATCAGCGTACTGAACGCATCTGGCGAATGGGTAGAGCGTCAGCCTTATCCAATTACATTTGTGCAGTCTGCATATGCCACAAGCGGAAAAGCTATTTTCGGTCTGGACAATTATTACATCCTTGGAATCACTTCCGATTTGAAAGGTCGTATTGAAACATCTGACGAATACCAATTCCTCGATGACGTTCGAGTTTATAAAATCAAGATGTATGGTAACGGCACTCCAAAGGATAACAACGCATTCCAAGTTGCCGATATCTCTGGATTGAAAGAAGCTGCCGTTATCGTTACTAACGCAACATCTGCTGCGTAAGAGGTGAGCCATGTTAGCCGATGATATCAAATTACAGCTCGGCTATCGTTGGACTGACGAGCAGACAGACAGGCTGATTGGATTGTTGATCCAGGAAGGCCAAGCGTTTCTTGAACGCTATAAGCCTAACATCGATTATGAGTCTGACCATTTCGCTCGAAGTTTATTGGCTGATTATGTGCGCTACGCAATGGCGTCTGCCAGAGACGATTTTAAAAAAAATTATTTCGAAGAAATCCTGAGCCTATCGGATGAGGGGAGTCTAAATGATCAAACAGACTAACCCTCTTTCGGCTGTCAGCTTTAATGACGGATATGTGCAAGGAATCGAAATAAAAAACTCAAAAATCGTACAAAATGTATCGAAACCTGTATTTTTTGGCTTTAAAACCGTAGGATATACGCATTTTTATCGCGCGAGCATGGCAGATGTAACCGTTGATAAAGTAATTGTGATACCTATTTACAACCCTATCGATTGCAACTACGTTGAGTTGCGCTCTTTTAGAGATGGTGCGTCCGGAATTTACAAAGTGGTCCAACGTCAGGATATTTTTTCTGATCGGCCGCCTTTTATCCGGCTGAGCCTCGAAAAAGTAAAAAACAACTTTATCGATGAAAGGGAAAACACATGAGCGATTCCGTGAAAATCGAAGGCTGGAAAGAGCTATATGCTGCACTTGATGCGAAAAAAGTGGCTGCAGAAAAGCTGGC